ATCCATTTCATTGGCCAAGTCTGCTGCCGCTGCCGCTGTTTTAATTTGGCCAGCTACGCTAGTATCTGTTGTAGATTTTTGAAATCCAATTTGTGTAGCCAGTACTTCATTAAGGTCTTTACTGGTGTAGCCCATTTGACGCAGATTATCTGTAAGTCCACTGTCAAAGAATGTTTTACTAAATTCTGTAAACGCCTGGCCACCTTTGGTGACACTGCCTCCTAGACCAGCAAAATCTTTTCCACTTTTTTGTACAACTCCTGCTAATTCATCCAAACTCATGCGACTATTGGCCGCTGATAATTTCATTAGATCTATGTTATTACTGAAACTAGTACCAGTATTGCTAAGTGTTTCAAAAACTTTAGTGTTGTTACCAACTGCTTCACCAAGTTTTGCCATAGGAGCAGTTATACCAGCAATGGCTTTGTCAGCACCTCCGCTTACTATTCCGCTGGAGCCGCCAGAATTACCAGTTTGCCCAGCCTTTATAGCTTCCGTTATCTTATTAAGATCTTCTTTATCCATTATTTTTTTCCAGAAAACTGCGTATATAAATACTTGTAGTATATTTATCGGAGTACAAAATGAACCCAAATAACCCTTTACAGAGATATTTTAGACAGCCAAAAGTCTTTATATCGCTACCTAGCAAGGGATTGTTCTATCCCGAAGGTGCATTGCAAGGTGACCATAACAACACACCTATTTTTGGCATGACTGGTATGGATGAAATTATTTTTAAAACTCCAGATGCTTTATTTAACGGTGAAGCCACAGTAAAAGTTGTTGAAAGTTGCTGTCCATACATTAAAGACGCAAGGGATATGCCCAGCATTGATGTTGATGCATTATTAGTTGCCATACGTGTTGCTACTTACGGTGACGAAATGGAACTAACACATACTTGTCCACAATGCAGTACTGAAAATGAATTTATTGTTAATCTTGGCAAAGTTATTGAATATTTTGGCGGTGTAAACTTTGACGGCAAGATTAAAATAGATGATCTTACAATTAATATTAGACCTTTGAAGTATAGTGAGATTACCAAGTTTAATATGGAAAATTACAAACTTCAAAAGATGTTATATCAGTTAAGCACAGCTGAAACTGCTGGTGACGATGAACAAATGAAGCAGGTACAAGACGACATTTACAAACGCATTGCTGAAATGCAAATAGAATTATTTTTAACCAGCATTGAAAATGTTCAAATTGGCAACGAGACTGTTGACGACCCTGAAATGATTGATGAATGGTTGAAAAACAGCGACAGAGAATTTTTTAAACGCATTAAAGACAAACTTGAAGCTAACAAAGCACAGTGGGACATGCCCAAACAAGATATAAAATGCAGTAATTGCGGACATGAATCTAAAGTTGAAGTTACTTTGGATCAATCAAATTTTTTCGCCAGAGGCTGATTTATACCCCAAACTCTGAACTAGAGGCATACTTAAAAAGTTTTGACCTTCATATTAGAGACTTGAAAGATGAAATCTTTCGTATCAGCTGGTACATGCGTGGGGGAGTTAGTAGTTATGACCTATTCCATACTTACAGTAGGGATGATCGAGTTATAATGAATGAAGTAATTAAAGACAATATAGATTTGACAAAGAAAAGCGGATTGCCTTTATTATAATCCGCCTTCTCTACTAGTACCCTTAAATGGGTCTATATATTTTCCTTGTCCGCCACCAACTTCGTCACTACTTGGTGTAAATCCTGCAGGAGTATTACCAGTTGCTACTTGTGCAGCCGCAGTAAGTACATCATATACTTGGCCCGCCATTGCTGGAATGTCGCCAAGAGCACCAATAAAACTTTCACCAACAAGATCAGTTAGCCATTTTTTACCAGCATCACTTCCAAACCATGCAAGTAGTGCAACTTGCGCACCACGTTTGGCCAGAATTGAAGTTATCTCAGCGGCATTTGGAAATCCCGCTATTTTCATTGCACCAGGAACTATTTTTAGTAGTTTTGCTGGATATTTCAATATTGCCATTGTAGCCCATGGAGCAACAACACCAACAATAAATTGACCACGTAGTTGTTGCAGTTGTTTATTGTATTCTTCTTGAGTTATTTCACCAGCAGCCAGTTTTTTATCTAAATCACCAGATCGACTCCAGTACTTTACAGCTTCTTGAGTTAATTCTAGAGTAGCTGCCAATTTAACTATGTCTGCTGATTTTCCAGCCAGTGCTGAATTTTTAAGAGCTTGAGCAGCCAATACTTCTGGTGCTATGCTTTTTCCGCCAATAATATTAGGCGCAATCTTTTGATACAAGGTTCTTGAGTCTTTGCCTAAAACATTGGCAATTTTATCCATTGCCTTATAATTTTTTGCATCAGCGGCAGCTTTGCCCCATGGCTCTAATGCATCTTTAGGTACTTTAGCTAATTTTTCAGGAGCCATCTTTATAATATCATCTAATGATTTGATGCTAGTAGATGTGGCTTTCTTTGCCACAGTCTGCGCTACTGCCGGGGCACTTGTTCTAGCCGCCTTGAAGGCATTGACTCCTGCTTTAATCGCAGTGCCTAATCCTGGTGCTTCTGTTATAATGTCATGGACTTTCATATGGTATTTATTGTTTTGATGTGAGCTTACGCTCACATGTGTTTGCGTTCAGCTTACGCTTCACTTAAACACATTTCTTTCTTTTCTAAAAGTATTTAATTATTAACTGCGAAGCAGTTTAAATATTATGCAGATTGTGGAGCCATACTTCTCCCGTTGCCGGGAGAAGAAACATTATGCGAGTTGCCTCACCATTACAATAATATAGCATTACAGAGGCGGTCATCCGGTACCTCGAGCTACGTCTTCTTTATGACGGTAGTTATTATACATCTATTGTCACATATAATAACCCTAGGGTTGCTTTATCTCATTGCCCTATCTTTTAGCCTTTTTTAATATTTTCAAACAATCAAACGGGTTTATGAAGGCATATCCCATCTTCGTCCTGTTAAGGATAGTGATTGAGTACTCTTAGCGGCAAGAGGTTTCCATCCCTGTGATCCGAGATCCAGGTCTAGGGCGTCCGAAATTAGCTGACGCTTGCGTTGTACCGCTTGTGGTGCCTATGATTTTAAAATGTGCGAGCCATGTACACGAACGCTGATCTGTCCGTTATAATAGTCTTTAGATTCTAATACTTTGTGGGTGAATTGTTCTCTGGCCTCAATGTAACTACATTCAGCTTTACTTTTACAGTAGTATAATACTTCTCTTTTGAAATTGTTTTTGCCTAATTTTAGAACATCTGCATTTAATTCCAAGTTACTGCCGTAATATTCACGCCAGTCACTGTCAATTTTACTGCGAATCTTCTTCTTTTTCTTAGTGCCGTTTTTAAGTGTTACTACTTTATATGATGTTTTAGAGAATTTGGCTAATTTTTTGCCTATGTATTTTCTACCAGAGATGACATTTGTTATCAAGTATACGAATCCTACGCAATCTTCCGGTAGTTCTTCTATAATTGTGTCTTGATAATACCATGTCATCAACTAGTTAGTTGTGTTTGTGCCTGTTGCCTGTGCCTTTTGGATTTCTTTCTTTTGCTTTTTAATTTCATCTAATTCTTTACGCCATGCTCTTACATGTTCTCTTCGTAAGCTACATAATCTTCTAATTTCACTGAGCCAATAGCGAACTTCTCGCCCAGCAATCCGTGTGCCTGTATTAATCCATCGTTGATTTGCTTTAAAATATTTGCTAAACGCCTGCATAAGCTCGGCGTGCAAAACTTCATCTTGTTCCATTTTTATTAGCCTCGGCTTCTACTACTCTTTGCCTTAATTCTGTTGTTGAAAAACTGTGTTTTCTCTTATTGAAATATATTTCAATATCTAATTCTTGTCCAGTAAATGCTTTATGTGCGTACTCGTCTCCAAGTATTCTAACATCTATAGGGTAAGAAAGCAAGATATCTTTTAATTCCTTTTCCGTAGCATATACTACAACTTCGTCAACGTAGACACATGCATTTAATTGTATAAATCTTTCAAATACTGTTTGTACTGGCTTATTCTTTTCTGGACGATCTATTGTTGGATCTGTTTGTAACCCAACAATAAGATAATCACATTGTTCCTTAGCTTCGCGGAGCATCATAATATGTCCTGCGTGGAACAAGTCAAAAGTAGAGCAAGTGAATCCTGTTTTCATTCTAAAATTTCTACATCGTTTGCATATGATGTAAATCCATTTTCTTTAATAACTTTTAGAACATTATTAACACGACCAATTAATTCGTCCTTGTGACTGATCAAATAAATGTTTTTATTGCGTTCACGTGCCATCTTCTTAAGCACAGCCAACGCACCTTCAACACCACTTGCGTCTAATCCGTTGTCAATAAGTTCGTCAACAAACAACAAGTTGATATTTTGATATAAACTTTCCCATACATCACGGAAACTCCATGACAAACCAAGTATAAGTCTATTGCGTTCTCCACGGCTCAAGTTGTCAAAGTCTAAATCCTGCCCAAGCTGTGTGATTTCCACAGTTAAGTCGTTTTGGAACACAACAGTATGCGGTAATCCCATCTTGTCAAGATAGTAGGTCAATCTATTATTAAGATATGCTAAGTTCTGATCAATGATCTTTTTCCGAATAAAGCTGTCTTTACTTGTAAGCAACTTGAGCAAGAATTCTTGATGTTCTTTTAAATTAGTCAACTCGTTTACATGATCCCACGTAATTTCCTGCATTGCAGTATTGCGTAAATCGTCAATTTGTTCTTGATAAGGGTCAATTTCTTCAGCACGTTTAATCAACTGACTTTCTAAAGTAGTCAAATTGTTTTGATGCTTTAGTGCTTCTTCTAAAGTATCGTAATATGTTTGTGGCCTGCCATTGATGTCACCAATGTCTGTTAATTCTTTGATAATTTTTGCTAGGTCTGCTGTGACCTTATTAAAATAAGTTGTTGCTTCTTTTAAATTTTTGTTAGCAAGCGCAGTCATCTCTTCATGCTTATGGTCATGAAGTTGCTGTTCACAAGCATGACATGTCTTATTGTCCAGTGTTGTAAGTTCTGTAGTGTATTTTTTTACAGTTCTTTCAGCTTGAATAATAGCACTTTCTAAAGTGGCCTTTTCTTTATTCAAACTTTTAATTTTTGCACTGTGTTCGTCGTATGCTTTGAGTTTTGTGTGTTGTTCTAGCTCTTTTGTAATGTCTACACTGTGTAATTCATTAATGGCCTTGCTAATTTTATCTAAATCAGTAGCCTGTTGTGTATACCAAGCAGTTTGTCTAGTAGTTAAACTGTCCACGCTTTGTTGAATCTTTTCGTTAGACTTTTTAGCGGCTTCTATGTTGGCGCTTTCTTGTTGTATTTCATCTTTTGTAATACGAATAAGTTCTTTTAGTGATTCAGACTTTTCACTTAGCAATGTAATGCCTAACAACTGTTCAATAATTGCACGTTGATCATTTGCCCGCATACTTAAGAAGGGTTCTGTATAGGTATTCAGTGCAACAATGTGTTTGAACATGTCGTGACTCATGCCCAGCAACTCATCTAAATCTTTTTGCGTTTCACGCATGTCGCCCTGTGCATCATCACTTTCTTCTGTATCCTGTTCTACGTCATTAACATAAAACTTAAGAATATTTGGTCTGCGTCCACGTTCAATCCTATAACTAACGCCATCTTTATCAAAACTCAATGTGACCAGCATACCCTTGCTGTTGATTTTGTTAATCAGGTTATCTTTTTTAATATTAGTCAGCGCAACACCATATAGTGCATAGCTCAGTGCATTAACAATAGTAGTTTTTCCAGTGCCGTTACGACTGCCGTTATCATCACCACCTTGATCTAAGTTTTCACCCAAGACTAGCGTTAGATGTTGCTTGCCAAAATCCACAGCTTGGGTTTGATTACCCACACTCATAAAGTTTTTGACCGTTAGGTCTTTAATTTTTATACTCATAGACTGTTATAAATTTCCAATAGCGTTTTTGCACTGAACTTGTCGCTCTCAATACTAACCAGTTGATTGCTAACAATTTGATCTACACTTTCAAAAGACTGAACATCTATGTCAGTGTTAATTTCAACTTCTTTCTTTTCCGCAATTAAAGTCAATTCTCTAATGTCGTAATCGCCTAAGAACTTTTCTTTAATAAAACTTGCTTCTTCATAACTAATATCAATGTCCAAAGCAACACGTAAATGTTGTTTAGGTTTAATAATAGTTGCGGCTTCGTCGATTAACTGACTTAGTTTAACAGTTCTAAAAGTAGGTTGTAAATCCCAAGTGTGGTATTTCGGCTGTCCACCCCACTCTAATACCATCATTCCACGTTCATCGTCCCATGCATCTGCATAATTGTGAGGGAACGCATTGCCAATATAGATTACATTGCCTTTTTGTTGGCGTTTATGAAAGTGTCCACTAAAACCCAACTCATAATTTTTAAAACTATCTAAATTAATCTCACCATGATCTGGCATTTGTACCATTGCGTTCATAAAGAAGCTAGGTAATTCAAAATGGCCAAATATATACTTGCCACCTTTTTTACCTACTGACTTCCATTCTTCACCCACAAGCCACGGACATAAAGTAACATCACCAATAGTAGTGGGTTCGTGAACAACAGTAATACCAGGAATATACTTGCCAAACTCTACAGAGTGGATATCACGCTTATCTTTATAGTAAAGATCATGATTACCAGGAAAGAAATAAAACTGATCAAAAGCCTGTCCGAGTTTTTCCAATGCTCGAAGTGAGTAGTCCATAGTAGTAATATTAAGACTATTGCGGTTGTGATGCCAGTCGCCCATAAAAATACCTGTGTCACAGCCTTCCTCCTTGGCTTTGGCAATGTACCAGTCTACAAAATCTTCACAATCTTGATTATGTGTTGAACTATTGGATTTTAATCCAAAGTGTATGTCTGTGAAACACGCTACTTTTTTGAATAAATTCATTCAATTTCCTCGTTATGCCTCTTTAATGCAGCCGCATGCTCGCCAGCACCTGTCCTACTATAGCTAGGATTCATACCGTTCATTTCCAACATGTCGTCTCGTATGTTTTGATTACGTTTTTCAATGTTAATAATTCTAACAAAACTATTTGTCACCGCCGCAGTAAAGTAGGCAAATGGATTATTGCTTTTTGCTTCATTGAATTGCAAGCCAATTTGAGTAAGTTGCAGTATTGCCTGTGCCCGCATCTCATCGTTATAAGTATATCCACGAACATTGCCACGAGTAGCATAACGTTCACATAGTTTGATATACATTCTTGCTAGTGTATTTGTAATTTGCCCGTGGTCTTTGTTAAATTTGCCCTTGTCCAAACTTCCCTGCCAATGACTTTTGCCCACGCACACTAATTCATCTGCATCATTAAATTTCCAATGCTGGAACGGAGGGAAATTAACTTTATCTCTATGATCTGCAAGGCTTTTAGGGTTCTTTTTACGTACATTGTTTAACGGAATATGATCAAAAGTCATAATCCTAAACACTAAACTGGTTTTCGGTATCTTTTTATAGTCAACTTCGCAGTCTGCTTGCTTTACTTTTTCACCAGCGGCTTTTCTTCGAGCATATTCTTGGTCGCCCAATCTTTTTGCCTGCGCCCGCTTTGCTTCTGCAACGGTTCTAATATTGATTTTTTCAACTGCTGGCAAAATAATATCATATTGATGATATTCTGGCTTTTCGTAGCTACAGTAGGTATTTTTAGAACGGTGTATTTCTTCTAATAAATCTTTGTTGTTTAGGTAATTTACCTTTGTTGTTCTTGGTATCAGTGTCATTAATCGTTCTCCGGATGTTGTATTATAAACTACGCACATTAAAAAGTCAACTAAATATTAGTCATAGGAGACAGAAATGGCAGATTTTAATTTAGCAAGTGGTTTGGCAACGGCCCAACAAATAGCGGGTCAAGCAGCCGGAGCATTAAACACAGTGGCTAATTTAGGCTCCGCCTTGACTACTAATTTATCAAACCCCGCCAAATTACTCAGCAGTATTCGAAGTATAAATTTACCACTTGGCGGAGAGTCGATTGGCAAAATAGTCAATGCGTCCGCAACATTCGGCGGAACAGATTCGTCAACAGATTGGCGTGCTAGACTCAGTATGCCATCAGGTAGCTTTTTTGATAAAAGCCCAATTCTACAACCATTAACAGATGCAGGTGGATTAATTTTTCCATATACTCCTACTATTTCAATTACAAGCACAGCAACTTATAATGAAATTCCAGTAACACATCAAAATTATCAATTCCAAGCATATCAAAATAGTCGTGTAAGCGACATTCAAATTACTGGTGAGTTCAATGTTGAAGACGGGGTGCAAGCCAAATACTGGATTGCAGTAGTTCATTTTTTAAGATCAGTTACTAAAATGTTTACTGGTGATACAGCATTCCAAGGTAATCCGCCACCCGTATTAAATTTTAGTGCTTATGGCGATCATGTTTTTAGAAACGTACCAGTTGTTGTAAAAAGTTTTAGTATGACACTACCTAAAGATGTACAATATATCAGTACAAATGTCTCTGCTGTGAGCGGCGGCATTGGTGGTATATCACAAAATGCAAATCTGTTAGCAGGTGTTGCTGGAGCATTTGGAGCAAGAGGCGCAGCCACTGCTTTGGGAACAATTGGTGCAGGTGCAGGTGTAGTATCCAGTTTGTCTAATTTAGTTGGCGGTGGTCCAGGCGGAATGTCAGGATCAAGAGATAGTCACGTGCCAGTTAAAAGTGATCTAACTATTACTATAATGCCAATCTACAGTAGAGAAAGTGTAAGACAGTTTAGTTTACAACAGTTTGTAAATGGTGCGTATGTAAGTAAAGGATATGTATAATGGCTCAGTATAATAATCACAGTCCTTGGTATAACACAGATATTACAAAAAATTATTTAGATACACTGACCATTAGGCCAGTGAGTTCAGAATCTGATGATTACTTGTACACAATTGAACCACAATATACATATCGACCAGATTTGTTAGCATATGACTTATATGAAGATGCTGGGTTGTGGTGGGTG